AGACGTCTCTATTGCTGGCTGACCTCATTCAGCCGGAGTCTGCAAACCGATTTTGCGCATAACTCTTGACAGTACCGAGAACGCAGGAGATGACGACAAATGCTGACGGACAGACAGGAGCGGTTCTGCAAGGAATACATCATCGACTGCAATGCTACCCAGGCGGCGATCCGTGCCGGGTACAGTCCAAGGACGGCCTACCGGACAGGGGCCGACAACCTCAGGAAACCTCAGATATCCGCCCGCATCGCTGAAATGATGGCCCAGAAGGACGCGGAGCTGATCGCCACCGGGGACGAGGTGCTGAAGGCCCTCACCCGCATCCTCAGGCGGGAGGAAAGGGAAACCGTGGTAGTGACGCTGCGCAGCCATATGCCCGTAATATGCGAGGACGGCCGCACCCGATACGCAGACCGGGAGGAAACGCACCTGGAGCAGATACCGCCCAAGCTAAGCGACGTCAACCGCGCAGCCGAGCTGCTGGGCAAGCGGTATGCCCTGTGGACCGACCGGGTTGAGGTGCCGGGCGGGTTGGTAACCATTGTGGACGACGTGCCGGAGCCGAACGCCGCGCTGGCTGGGGATGGAGAAGAGCATGCCTGACGTGCGCCTTGCCGGGCTGATTGCCCCGGCGTTCCATGCGGTACATGCCGACATCCGCCGCGGCGGGCACGCCGAATACTGGCTATACGGCGGGCGCGGGAGTGGAAAGAGCAGCTTTGTGAGCGTTGAGATCGTACTGGGAATGATGAGGGACCCGCAGGCAAACGCGCTGGTATACCGCAAGGTGGCCGACACCCTGCGCGACAGTGTGCTGGCGCAGCTGTGGTGGGCCATCGAAGCGCTGGGCGTGCCCGACTGCTGGCGGCGCAGGGTAAGCCCCATGGAGATCGAGTACCTGCCCACGGGTCAACGGATTCTGTTCCGCGGCGCGGACGACCCGCAGAAAAGCAAGGGCATCAAGCTGCAAAAGGGGGTTTTCCGCTACCTGTGGTTTGAGGAGCTGGCAGAGTTTGACGGCATGCAGGCCATACAGACCATCAAGGCAAGCGCCCTGCGCGGCTGCAGCGCCATCACCTTCTACAGCTACAATCCACCGCAAAGCGCGGCAAACTGGGTCAACGAGGAGGCGCTCAGGGTACGTCCGGAGCGGATGACGCATCGGTCCACCTATCTGGACATGCCGCCCCAGTGGCTGGGCGAGGCATTCCTCAGCGACGCCGAGGCTCTGCGCCAGAGTGACGAGCGGGCATGGCGCCACATGTACCTGGGCGAAGTGACCGGCACGGGCGGTCAGGTGTTTGAAAATGTGGAGCTGCGGCCCATCCCGGACAGGGAAATCAGGCGGATGGGCGCGTTTTACGACGGGCTGGACTTTGGTTACTGGCCAGACCCAAGTCACTGGGTGCGCGTGAGCTACGATCCAGCGGGTCAGACGGTGTATGTGCTGGACGAGCTGCGCAGGTACCGCACCGGAGACCGGGAGCTAGCGGGGCTGCTCAAGGATCAGAAAGGGCTGGACCGGTCGGTCGAGATCATTTGCGACAGTGCGAGCGAGAAACCCATCGCGGATCTACGGGCCGAGGGATTACGTGCTACAGGTGCGCTGAAGGGTCCGGGAAGCATCGAAGCGGGCATCCGGTGGCTGAGGACACGCAGGCGCATCGTGATCGACCCGACGCGCACGCCGGAAACGGCGCGGGAGTTCCAGCGCTATGAGCACGAAAAGAATCGGTCCGGAGAATACGTGGAGGGGTATCCCGACCGCGACAACCATGCCATTGACGCGGTGCGCTATGCGCTCAACCGCGTATGGCTGAGAAAGGACAGATGACATGCTTGCAAGACTGATCGAATGGGTGCAGCGGCTGTTTGGCTTAAGAGCGCGCAAGGCAGCCGAGCCGGTGGACACGTTTGTGCAGCGGTATGAGGACGCGACGGGCGAAAACATTACTGCGGTGATTGCCGGACGGCTGTCTGCCCTGACCCTTGGCGAAAGCACACTGGCCGTGGAAGGCAACGGCCAGCGCGCGGAGCTGCTGACCGGCGTTGCAAACACCCTCTGGCGGAAGATGCCCGGCATCGTGGCGCAGGCCTGGGGCAAGGGCGGCAAGGTGCTGGTGCCGATGGTGACAGGCGGGGAAATCGTGGTCACTGCGGTGGATCAGTCTCGCGTGGCAGTGAGCGCGCGGCAGGGAGAGCGCATCACGGCCGCCACGGTGTTGGCAGATCAGGCGCAGGTGAACAGCCGCCGCTACTACCGCCTGATGGACTACCGGCTGGACGGAGACTTGCAGGTCATCCGGCAGCGGGTGGTGAGTGAATCGGGAATGCCGGTATCTCTGGACACGGTTTCGCAGTGGGCAGGCATTGACGAGGAGGTCAGCATTGTCGGAACGGACCGTCTGCTCATGGCGTGGATCAGGTGCCCGCGCGACAACCGCGCGCAGGAAAGCGATTACGGCGTGCCCGTTACCTGGGGCGCGGAAACGGAGATAGCGGAGCTGTGCGAGCATCTGAAATGGTACCGCCGCGAGTTCAAACTGGCCCGTCCCATGCTGGGACTGGACGCGACGCTGTGGCGCAATCTCGACGACCTGTCCATACAGGACGTGCGCCGCACCGTGCAGGACGACGAAACGCCCTTTGTGCCCGTGAGCTATGGAGCCATCGGCGAGGGGCAGCAGTGGCAGCACTTCGCCCCTGCCATCCGCCAAAGCGAGTTTGAAGGGCGGCTGCAAAGCCTGTACCGCCGCGTGGAGAAGGCATGCGGACTGTCGCAGGGGATCCTGACCGAGCGCCAGCAGATGAATTACGCAAACCGCGACGAGGTGCGTGCCGCGATGTACGACACCTACAGTCTTGTCAGCCTGATGCGGCGGGAGATCGAAAGCGCTGTGCGCGACGTGCTCTACGCCGCCGATGTGCTGGCCGAGCGCTTCGGGCTTTCCCCCGCGGGGGCGCGGGGACAGTGGGAAGCGGCCTTTGACTGGGACATGAGCCTGCTGGAAAGCAGCCAGCAGACCTTCGCACAGATGAGCGAACTGCAAAGCCGCGGGCTGATCACGGGTGAGCGGCTGACCCAGTGGGTGCTGGGCGGCACGATGGAGGACGCGCGCGCGGAGGTGGAGCAGGCAAAGGCGCAGCAGCCGGACCCGATGGCGGGGGTGTTTGACAGCTGATGAGGGGTGGTCAGATTGGATGCGGCGGAACGTGCGGCTAAGATCTTCATACGCCGCTATGAGGCGCTGAACGAGGAATACCTTGAAATCATCGGCGAGCGCATCCGGGCCATCGGGCGCGTCTCCCCCACCGACCTATACCGGCTCGAGCGCCTGCGGGATATCGGCGCGGACATGGAAAAGCTAAAACGGAAGCTCGCCTCGGAAACCGGGAAAAGCCTGAAAGAGCTGGAAAAGCTGCTGCGTCAGGCGGCGGACGCGGCCATGAAGCCCTACGACGGGCTTATGAATGCAGAGCCTTACTTGCGCAACGAAATTGCCGAAGCCATGGCCGTCGCGCAGTACGTGGAAACAGCCCGCGCCATGGTGAACCTGAGCAACATCACGGTGAGCGCCACGGCCTATCAGGGGCTTGTGGACCGTGCGGTGAGCGCCATGCAGCTGGGCATGGAGAGCTACCAGAGCGCCATCCGAAGCGTGCTTCGCAGTACGGCGTGGGATGGCCTGTGCGTGGTGGACGGCACGCGCAAGGTGCGGTATGCGAGCGGCCTGACCCGCAGGCTGGACACGGCGGCGCGCCAGAACGTGCTGGACGGCTTCCGGGCGCTGATGCAGCGCACGCGCGACGAAGCTGGCAAGGCGTTTGGGGCCGATGGTGTGGAGATCAGCGCCCACATGCTGTGCGCGGAGGATCATCTGCCGTATCAGGGGCGGCAATTCAGCCTTGAGGAGTTCGAGCGGCTGAACGAAACGCTTCGGCGGCCCATTGCAAAAGGGATATGGAATTGCAGCCATGTGGCCGAGCCGATTTTGCTGGGAATCAGCGAACCGGCGTATACGGAGGAGGAGCTGGCCGAGTACCGCAGGAGCAGTCTGGAGCAGGTCACCATTGACGGAAAGACTCAAAGCCGATACCAGTGGACGCAGGAGCAGCGGCGGATTGAAACCGCCATCCGCAGGGAAAAGGACGTTGCCATTGCCGCCAAGGCCGCCGGGGACGACGTGCTGCGCAGGCAGTGCCAGCAGCGCATCAATGACCTGCGGAAGCGGTACGACCGCATCAGCAAAGACGCGGGGCTGGAAGTGCGGACGGATAAGATGACCGTGAGCGGATTCCATAGGGTGCGGACGGCGGAGGAGCTGCTTGCCACCCGAAAGAAGCACGCCTTCGAACAGGCACGGGCGGATATTCAAAGCGGGAAGATTACAAAGAAGATCAACCGCGAGAAACAGGCGCGGCATATGGCCGGCGACAAGGGATATATAGAGGGCCGCAGCGTGATTACCGTGCCGATAGAACGATTGCAGGAGCTGGTAGATAAGTATGCTGGAACGGGGAAAGTAATCGTTTCAGGAAAAGACCTTGACAAGATAACGGAAGAAGTTGATTTTCATGAGAAAATTGGGTATACTGTAAACCGCGAAGGGGGAACCTATGAAACGACATGGGTAAAAATACACTACGGAAGAACAGGAGATCACGCGGTTCCGTTTAGGAGGGATGATGATGGTGCCATATAGCGAATTTGAAATCAAGGCAGATGATGCGCGGGGGCATCGCGTAAGAATTACCTTCAAGGACGGAAGGAAGCCGGTTGAAGGGTATTGCAGCGGGTTTTCCCGCGCACTGGATTGCGACCCGGAAATTGCCGAGATTGATGTTTTAGAGCACAAAGAAGCAAACTGGGGAGAATCCTTCGATGAAACCGAGGTCGAGGACATCATCATTCTGGACTGAACCGCCAAAACTGATGAATACGGTCGGCGAAGCAGACAATACATCGGTGAGCACGCTACTGTCGCTGTTAATCCAGATACGGGTGCCACAGTATCTGTATGGCCAACACACAGCAAGATTGCAAGAAAGCTCTTAAAGGAGCAGGGAGAGCAATGAAAATTCCATTTTCCAAAGACCAGGCACAGTTCATTCAAAGTGTTTCGGACGTTGATCCGTTCAGCGATCTTTCAGACGATATGCTTTTAAAGCTGATCGATGATTTGCAGAACCATTTGCAGACGTTCGGGATCAATGCTTCGGGCAACGGAGAAAACGAAGCCGGAACAAAATGTGCAAATCTTCTTGCATGGCTCGCCAGAAACACCTAAACCGCCTTTTGGCGGTTTTTTGAATACGTTGGAAAGGCCGCGCACCCAACACGGGGCGCGGCTTTTGCATACAAAAAATTGGGCCGGAACGCCGTAAAACTACCAAGCCGGGGCGGAAGGGCACCGCGTAAAAAAACCGTAAGGCGACAGGAGGATATTATGACCAGAGACGACGTAAGAAAGACCTTTCCCGAAGCGACCGACGAACAGGTGAAGGCGATCATGGACCTGCACGGCGCGGACATCGAGCGCACCAAGGGCGCCGCCGGGGCCGACGCCGCGAAGCTGACCGCCCTGCAAAACGAGCTGGACGAGGCAAAGACCACCATCGGCACGCTGGAAGCCGCAAAGGCCGACGCGGACAAGCTGCAGGCCGAGATCGACCGCTACAAACAGGCGGAAGCGCAGCGGCAGGAAGCGGAGAAGGCCGCACAGGCGCGCGCCGCGCTGGAAAGCCGCTTCAACGACGTCGTGGGCGACCGCAAGTTCGTGCACGACTTCGTGCGGCAGGGCGTTCTCGGCGAGTTTGAAAAGGCGCTGGCCGACAAGGCCAACGAAGGAAAGGGCGACGCGGCCATCTTCGACGGGCTGACGCGCGACAAGGACTATTTTGCAAGCATGAACCCCGGAGGCAAGCCGGATATGGGCGGCATCGGCGGCGTTTCGTCCGACGACGACGCCCGCGCCATCATGGGACTGCCGCCGAAAAAGTAAGAAACGGAGGATAACGATATGCCGAACAACATTACCCCTTTCAAGAAGTACACCAGCCTGCTGGACGAGGTATACCAGAACGCCAGCGTGACCAGCATGCTGGACATGAACGGCGCCACGGTGCGCATGGGCGTAAACGCCAACGAGATCGTGATTCCCAAGATTAGCATGGACGGCCTGGGCGATTACAGCCGCAACAGCGGCTATGCGCAGGGCAGCGTGACCCTGACCCACGAAACGGTCAAGTTCAACTACGACCGCGGCCGCCGCTTCACCGTGGACGCCATGGACGACGAGGAGACCGCAGGCGTGGCCTTTGGCCAGCTTTCCGGCGAGTTCATCCGCACCAAGGCAGCCCCCGAACAGGACGCTTTCCGCTTTGCTACCTATGCGAGCGTGAGCGGCATCAGCACCACCGCAGGAGCAGACCTGTCCGATGCGGCAGCCGTGCTTGCGGCCCTGATCGCCAGCCAGAACAAGATGGACGAGGACGAGGTGCCCACCACCGAACGGTATCTGTTCATCACCCCCACGCTGTACAACCTGGTGCAGAACATCGACACCACCAAGAGCAAGGCCGTGATGGACAGCTTCGCCGCCGTGACCAAGGTGCCCCAGAGCCGGTTCTATACCGCCATCGACCTTAAGGACGGAATTGACCATACCGGCGATGATGAACCCGGTTCCGATGAAACCGCCGGCGGCTATGCCAAGGCCTCCGGCGGCAAGAACATCAACTTCATGGTGATCCACAAGCCGGCGGTGATCCAGTTCAACAAGCACGTGGTCAACAAGATCATCACGCCCGAGCAGAACCAGACCAGCGACGGATGGATGTTCTTCTACCGCAGCTATGGTCTGGCCGATGTGTATGAGAACAAGCTGGCCGGCATCTACCTGCACGCCGCCACGACCTGACGGAGGTGATGGGATGAGGACGGTTGGCAGAGTGTACCCGGAGGAGGATGGGCGCCGTCCTCCTCCCGGCGTGAAGACGGCTGATCTGCGTGAGAGCGTGGATGCGGCTGCCTGTGCCACAGCGAGCGGCAACCAATCCGACAGACCGCACAGCGCGAACGTGGTAAAGCGGCCTTCCGGGGCCGGGAAACGGGGGCGGACGGCGTGTACCTGACCTACGAAGAATACCAGACCATGGGTGGCGCGGCGGATGAACCCACCTTCACGCGGCTGTGCGCGGCGGCATGCGGACGCATTGACCGGCTTACGCACGGACGGGTGCGGGACCTTGAGCAGGTACCGCAGGAGGTAAAGGCGGCGGTATTCGAGCTGATCCACCGGGCGGAGAGCTACGAGGCAGAGGACGCGCGCATGGCCTCCTTCACCAACGACGGAATGAG